CTAATGTCGAAGACATTAACTAAATCCTTTGGATTTAGTGCCAATTGGCGCTGCGGTTGGCTTTTGCGAAGCAAAAACAACAGGAAGCAGCAAGACTACTCATTTAATAATGGAACTATAACATGTCCATTAATATTTTCTTGATTATAATATATGTGCACATTATTAACACTGTAACTTTCTTTTGTAATATTATTTGCAAATGTTAATTCAAATTTTTCTCCAGTAGAATATCCATGAAATATGATATTATCACCATAGGAATATATGTACATTTTTTTACCATAGTTTTTTGTTTTGTATGATTTAATGATAAATCCTTTCGATGTTAAATCATTTGTGTGTTTTTTAAGAAGATATAAACATTCTCTTTTGACATTGTACAAATTTATCGTATCGCCGCCGTTTAATTCCACAGTATAAAATTCTACAATGAATAATATTTCTTTACCTGTTTTTAATTTTATTGTGATTTTCTCAGGATTTTTTAATTCATTGGATCTGTAACCGATAATATCATAATTTTTATGTGAATTTGCGTTCTTTTTGTGACACATATGCACAATATTTTGTCCATTTGTTAGCTTTGTGATGGTTCCATTGTCATATTTTGTTTTTTGATACATTCTATTTCGTTTTTGTTTTTTTGATTTTACAGTTTTACATGTACTGTCATTCCAATCATCAACAACATTGGTTGTTTCTTGTTTTTTGATGTATATGTTTGATTCTTCATCTGAAGATGAATCACCCCAGTTATATAAATGTTCTGACATTGTCTTTTTATGCACTACGTTGTTCATATTACAAACAATCAATTTTTATTTATATTATAATAGGTTTAGCTTTTGCAATTATATAATCCATGTTTTTCTTGTTTTCAGCAAACAATGAATATCTTTCCATGAATAAGTCATTATTAAATTTGTTCAATGGATGGTTTTTTATTTTTCCGTTTTCTAATATTTTATATTGAGTGACGATGTCCGGAAGTTCTTTATATTCTTTCATAGAATACTTCATTGTTGGCCTGTAACGAACAATGTTTGACAAAACCCAATTATCTCCTTTGTACACTCGTTGTTTTCCAGTATAATCATTTACAATAAAATCACCAAAGAATTTGTTCAAACATTCTCCTGAATAATTTATTATTTTATCAGAACCAGCTTCTATAAGTTTAACATAGTCCCACATATCTTTCGTCAAAAACTTTTTACTGTGATCTCTTATTTTTGCTAACATACATAAATTCACGTTTAAACACTTTGTCTTTGTAAACTTAATCATCGAATATAGTTTAGATGTAAATTCGTAAATATCCATAGCTGACAATAATTTAAACATGTCTGATCTATTATCTTTTAATGCATTTTTTAATTTATTTTTGTGTATATTGTTCTTGATTAAGTAACAGTATTTAGAGATTAATTCATTATCTTGCATTTCAATAAATCCTTTTCTGATATCTTCGTCTTGAATATGTTTCTTTATTTTTTGAGGCAACACAAATGACCGAGAATAATCTATAAGATGAGTATGTAATCCATTGTTCTCAAATAAGAAATATTGCCCAGATACATTATATAATATTCCAACTCTATCTGTCGTTTTTTTCAAATACTGTTTATTTTTATTTTCATTAGTTTTGATTTCATCAGTTCCCACTCCAATATTTCCGACATCGTCATTTTCTATTTTAAATTTTAAGACATCTTCATGATAGAATTCTTTGCTTAATGCATGAACAGTAACGTTATTTAAATGAGCATCACCATGGATAACACCACACACACTATTGATACAGAATATATTATAAACAAATTCAAATATATATTTATGAAATGTTTGATATTGTTCAAATGCATTGCCTATTTTTTCTAAATATTCCTTAGATTTTACTAACGAAAATAAATTCTCAAAAGTCCGACCAACATATTCGCCAACCATCACAAGTGATTGATTTGAAATATCTATTTCACCGGTTAATGTCGTTTTTCGTTGTTTATATGATGATGTATGGCCGACAGAAATATGTTTGTGATAATTTTTAGTTAATTTTTGTATTTCTTTTAATACTTCTTTGCTGTGTTTATATTTCCGAATAATATGTATATTGTCATATAGCTCAGCATCTGAATTTGTAATCAACATAAAACCTGAAAATAAAGATAATCCTTGGCATATAAAATTTACTTTGAGATCACTGACAAGCCTAGAAATAATTATTTCGCGCCATAGATTAAAACATGGGTCCATAATATGTTTTGTGTTTTGAATTGTTAGTGGAACAATTTTTACACCAATTTCAACACTTCTGTAAAAACTTTTGTCTGTTTTGTAATTCCATTTCTGTCGAGAATATAATTTACGAAATGTTTTCAGATATTTGAGACTCAATCTATCAGCTAATTTTGCAAATTGATTCATGTCGTATTTGGTGTACATAATGTTCTTGAATGTTAAATTGGAATGTGGTGGATATATATTTAATAATTTTGGTATTATTTCTAATAACCACACTATTCCAAGCAATTCATAATTACATTCCGGATTTATACTGATAAACTTTCCATATTCTCCAAAAGAATTGAACACACTATTGCTAATTTTCAAATCCTGTAATTTAACCTTTTCTTTCATGTACTCTTTCAAATAACAGATAAGATCCTTATTTTCCTCTTTTATATCATTGTAAACGCGAGTGTTTATTAATCTGTGTCGATATTCTCCATCCATAGAACTGAACGACGGAGACAACACATAATATATTGGATAAAATCTATATTCTCTGTCGTCTCTTATTTCGATATTTCCATATATATGGGCATATATTGCACTGTCATCTTTTGTTATGTTACAAGTTATACAAGTGAAATTCTTATATTGGTATAAGTATTCATCCTTCATTCCCAAAACATCTTTTATAACATTTACAATATTTAAGTAAGAGTTTCCGTAATCCAATGTATTCATCAAATCATTTATCCAAACATTCTTTGATTCTTCTTTGACATATTTGTCATATTCCAATTCCAACCAATTGTTGTATTTTTCTCTTAACGTATCCATTCTATATAATTGCAAATTCTATATAATTGCATTATAAAAATATAACATATAACGTATAACACATAATATACACATCATGGCAAAAATAGACAGTTTAAAGAAAAAGCGGAGTATGTTTGACTCTGTAATTGTCAATGCAAGAAAAGCACATGAAAAAGAAAAAAAAGACAAACTAGAAAAATCTAAAAATAAAGCAAATGCAGCGTCCAAACCAAAATCAAAATCGCGCGGCAAAAAATCTAAGGCCCCAGTAAATATACTTGAAAAGTATCCTGACATGGAATTAGTCAATGATTGGGAAGAGTTAAAACCCAATGATTATATCAGATATATAAATAAAGACAAAAAAATGATAACTGGGTATGTTGATGCTGTAAATATCAGTGGAAATTCTTATGTTCTTAGCATGCGTAAACGAAAATCTGTTAATTCTAGTAATCAGTTTAATTGGGAAACTTTTGAAGGAAGTGTGAGAGAATTATATAAATCTAGAAATAAAACTCAAATGCCCGCACAATTAGCTTCTATAACAACTCCCTATTCTCCAGTGCAAGCACCTACATCATATTCTACTACACAAACGCCAGAGACCACAAGGCAATTGAGAAATCGAGTAGAAGAATTAGAAAGAAAAACACAAAATTTGGTGTTAAAAATAGATGAATTAGTTCTGTCTTCACGACATTTGCACAAGAAAAATACACAATTTGAAAAAACATTGATGGGTATAATAAAACATATTAAGTCTCTCAGATCAAGATGAAGTCATCAAAAATAACTGATAAATCTTCAACAGTTTGTTTGAACGTTGATATAATGAACATTATTTTCGAATACCGAGGATATGTATTAAGACATAACATGGACGAATCAGAAGTGTTGACATGGATTGACATTTGTGGCGATAATTCTAATAAAATTCTAACTGAACATTACAATGACTACTACTATCTTACTAGTCACGAACCATTATTGTTGTATTGTTGTAAAAAAGGATTTGATAAATCAATAAATATATTATTATCCAAAAAAAATGTTAATATGTATGGATATGAATTGAATTATGCGCCATGGATGTGTAATGTCGACACAGTAAAGAATCTGATAGAACATGGGGCAAAACTAAACAGTTATTACTGGCATAATTATGAAACTCCATTGCACGATGTGATTAACATCAAACACACAGACGTTGTAAAATTATTATTGAAACATGGAGCTGATATAAATCTTATAAACGGAGATGGAATAACTCCGTTTGTCAAAGTATTAGATACAATGAGATATGATGTCGTTAATATTGAACAATATAAAATAATAGCAATGGAAATGTTGAATTATAAGTTCGATCCTGATGTACACGGTAGAGACTCCAACACACAATTATTGGAAGTATTAATTCATGAATGCATTTACAAACAACTTGGGAATAATATTTCAACAAAAATACTGAAATTATATCCTGACGCCAATCTTGATATAACAAACATTGACGGAGAATGTGCGCGAAATTACCTTGATAATTAAAAAGTATAAATTTTATTCGTAAAATGAACATATTTTTTTCTAATGTGTCATATAGCAACAATGAAACTATCTTTCTGTCATGATAATATAAAAGGAGCTTGCGGTGTCCACGTCTTACTTGGGTTTGACACTGATATGCATTCTGATGTTTACAAGAAATTAAAAAGACATGAACCATGTGACTGTGAAAAAATACTTCCTTTAACCGAAGAAACATGTCTTGCATGGGCAACTTTACACTACTTAAAACATGTTATTGCAGGAAACGCAGCTTTACAAGCCAAATACAAAGTAGCAGACGTTAGATGTATGATGAGAAATGGACAAGCATTATTAGCATTCCACGTTAATGGTCCCGTAAACGCTTCATTTAGAGCAATTCGTGATTTAGTTAAAAAATTCGAGCCACATAAATCAAAACGTATTTATAAAGAATATCTAAAAATGTTAGGAGGAAAGTTCCGCGAACTAGAATATTTATATGTTCTTGACAAATTACATAAAAGTCTTGATAAAGATGGCCTACACTTTGCAATGGCTGGTAAAATTAGAGGTTCATCTGATAAATTTAAAGCAAAAGCTGACAAAATAAGAACATTCTCTAAAAAACTAGGAGGAGTCAAAGGAGGACAAAAACCAAGCGATAAAGACAGATGTAAAAATTTATCAACCTATGAATTAATTAAAATTAGCGGATTCCAAGCGATATTGTTGAGACAATATTTATTTTCATTAGGAGGAGTTAATTTAATATTGGCTGACAAAGGAATACGGGTTAATATGAATGAC